GGTGAAATATCCACACATATCCAGTCGCTTTAGTAGCCGACCAACGCAGGAGCCCAGGCCCACGTAACTTCTTCACCGATTTCTAATCGGTAGGCGATACGAGCTTTGAGGCGAATTCCGCGTTCAAGTGCACCATGACCCGATATACTATCCTCAACATCAATGTCGCTTGGAAGCGCCATCTTATCGAACAATGTCTGTTCGAGATAGTACTCGTCATGGCTGTGGTCTCTCTCAGTTTTAGGAGTCCCAATTAAAGCGACAATGTAAAGTTTTACATCGCCATTGATCATCCCTAGTTGGAAGGAGTTCACCTTATTGCTGATAACCCCAAGATAGCTTGCGTGGGGTCCCCTGTACGTCTCATACATAACTTGTGGCGTACCACCTTCTACGTACTCGACATTCCTTTCGTAAGTTTCCTCACGAGACACCTCTTTATCTGGATCTCTTTCGTACGAATTGGTTGAAACAAGATTCACCCCCGCATCGTGGCCATTTATCATGTGCCATTTCTTGGTAAATGAACGAGTAGAACCGAATGGGACGAGGAGTTCTAGACGTCGAACAAGCCTACGCGAGTAGGACTTATAGCCGAAGATGTAGGACCGATTAGCAAGATTCCTAACCGCATCAAACACTGCAAAATCATTTTGCTTTTCCGGTGAATGAATAGGAATTCGATATCGCAACGGTGTTATGTCGCAACCGTTAAGCGCGTACATACCGCACGACTCGCGCACGGCATCCTGCCCGAAGAACGTTTTGTTAACGTTCAATCTAAGACCGAGAGAGGAAAGTATATCTCCCAACCGGTCGAGGCAGATATCCTGAATAATGATATCATCGCCATATGTCCTGATATTCTTTAGGACTGACCAGAAACCATACTTCAGATTTGATTTAGTACGAGGCTCAGAAAGAAGCTCACGTACAACGTCACCGTATAAGCCATCAGACTCGTCCTCAGGACGTGGTATTCCGCCGTAAGTATCTTTATACCACTCTATACAGAGCGATAATATCGATATGGCGGTAAATACGATAGTTTGAATAGGGAACGTGGTGGCTGCACCCATACCGGCGTACATACGAGGTTCTATAAAATCCTCGGCTGTCACTTCCTTAGCGTCTTTCGGAGGTAGCAATATATGCCAAGTCCTAAGAGCCATAAGCGCAAAGTTTAGATTTCCTCCAAAAACAAAAGCAACTAAATCGGAGGATACTAAATCAGAAGCGTGAGAAAGATCGGCCGTAACAAGCTTCTTCCACCCAAATGCCAGCTTTGATGATTTAAGAGCAGCATCGCGAGATGCAGTCTGATCAGAAAACTTAACAAAGTGGGAAAGCTGGACGCGTCGATTATCTGTCGCTGAGTACATCCAGCGTTTTATGCCTTGCTGGCCTCGCATCATATCGATCGATTCTTGCGTTATGCTCCGCATTGCGCCGTTGTCTTTAGGGACCTCAGCGTATTCAGAATATAACGGAACCGGTGATGTTGCGCGTGATTCAGCATGGTAAGACGGAACGACGGACTGTGCTTGAAGGACAGGAATAAGATTATCTTCCTTGTCCGGGACAGTTTTATGCCCAAGCGAAGTATTGCCGGGGCCGTGCTTGCCGAGAAGTTGTTTCACCTCAGGGACGTCTTCATCAAAGAGCCACGACACGATTAGGCGCAAGCCTAGTACGTAGTCCATGTTCATTTGATCTATATCTTTAACGTGATGAACCTGCAGATCCTTCCAACCTTCTCTGGTTGAATCGGCCAAGTCAGGACGCGTTAAAGGGACCTTTGCCAAGAATGCGTGCCAAGTGTGGATCCAAGTCACAAGCTTCGGTGACTCTTTACCATCCTGGTAGATCTTTTCGCATATTCTTATAGCCGAGGCTACAGGAGAATTAGAAAAGTCTCGATGCCAGACGAATCTGACCACACCATCATCATCGTATTTAAACGCTTTCAGAAAGGAGTGAGAGGTTCTTTTCATGTCTTGAATAAAGCGGAGGTAGCCAACACCTTCGATATAGCTGAGTGTGTTGGCTATCCACCGACGCACGAATCTATTTAGGATCCGACGCGGCGAATTCTCGCCTAAAGGACAAGTGTACAACAAGGAAAGGAGATCATCGATGCTCACATGAGCATAGCCGACTTCATCCTTCTTCGGAATGTCGAACTGAAGAAACTTAGTCCGACTGCGAATATACTTATCGTTGTCTACAATAGCCTTAGGCATTGGTCGACGGCTCCTTGCTAGATGGGGATTGTACCGCTACAAGCGGCATGGAATGGCTCCCACGTGGGGGCACCGGCGGCGTTCTGCTTAAGCATGAACGACAAGCATTCATACAGCGCCTGGTACTCATTCGTGATCTCGATGAACGCACCGTTTTCGGGGTCCATTAAAGCTTGCGTCAAGATCTGAGTATATTTGACATCCGAGTATTTTGACCCATTTGTCAATGTCACTTCGACGAAGTGCCAGGTTGCTACACGTTCAATAGTACGACCGGCGAGGAATTCTGCCAGAGTCATTGTGGTCGTGTTCATAGCTGACCGGTCTTGAGTCTGGCCAGTAACCCAGATGGCTACGAGCGTCTTATTGTTAGCCGTGACACCAGAAATATCAGTCCGTGTTAAGAACATGACATTCGGGTCCTCGACCTTACCACCAGGAAAGCCGGTGAATTTGGCTCGACCGTACTGGTCGACCCTACGCTGAGCGATTTTCCAATCGATGATTACATAATCACCGGTAGGAATGTTGAAAGCGTTGGCTTGAATCAGGGTGGCACCCAGTGTAGTAGGGAGTGCTAAAAGCGTGGCAGATGTTGCCATGATACGGCCTCTCTCGCGCTAAGCGCTGAGCTTGGGAGGGAATTATCTTCCCTGGGCGAATGTTAATTCTAGTTGCTAGCTATGCCTTCAATCTAAAAACTTGAAGTATTCCATACGGAATTGAGATAACTGGTAAGCCAACATAAGGCAACCAAGACTCATGTGGCGGGTCGATTGGTAATGACGACTCAACAGAGCGCCAAAAGTTATTGAATCTGCGCCCATCCCGATAAGAAAACTCGAGATGCACCGTATGACCAATACGGAGTGGAACAGAAGGCGATGACCAGTACGCTTGTTGGTCCTTGATTAAGGGGCCAATGTTGAGAAACCAGTCTGCGACAAAAGATCCTGCCAGCGACTCCCAAATAGCGGAGGGTGTAGGAAAACCACCGACAGCTGCTAGCGGGTTTGACATGAGTATAGCCCGTGAAGCATTTGAAGCTTGTAAGGACGTATACACTGTGGTCCGAAATGTGGCCTTATACCTAAATACGTTCGAGGAATCAACCCCGAGATAGGCTTGAGAGCCTTGCATTACGGCTTTGACAAAAGACTCTGTCTCACTGGATAAATCCGAGCCTTCTATAACGAAGGAAGACTCACCCTCACGAAAGTCCTTCAAAGTGTTGAACAGTTTTGCAACTGCCTTCACTGTAGGTACCGCCGCGAAGTTGTAAGCTAGAGTGTCGCCAGAAAGAAGCTTGGTTAACTTAGTCAAGCGGTCCAGCGCGTTATGCGCTCCGTCACCCGGGCTTGCAAAAATCTGCTTATAAAGTTGAGGAGAATTCAAAAAGACACTCTCAATCAACTCAGCAAATTGCGGAGCCTGAACAAGGTTTTCGAAGTTTTGGCCAAAGTTGATCATGACGTCAGACAGGGCTTTCCCCTGGGTATGAAACAGAGCTGGCGAATAAACTGCCATATTCTGGTCAAAAGCTGCCATCAAGCCACCGAAGTTGCCAGAGACGGTGGGTCTACGATATGCTTGCTGCTCGGCATAGTTGTAACCGCCAATCAGCACGTTGGTATCGAAGACAGTACCAAGAGAGTGATAGATAATTCCCCTGGCTTGAAGTTTCCATTGGGCCTCGTACGAAACTATAGCTCTGTCGTAGTTGACCTTAAATGGCTTTATCTCGACTGATATATCGAAGCCGCCTTCATCAGGGGGACAACGACGTATGATAATCGAGACCCTACCTTTTACCTCTAGAGTCCGTTTGAAAGGATAAGACTGAAAGAACGGGTTTGATAACGTGTAGCTTATCTCGTCATCAGAAACCATCATGCTTGCCAATCTATGAGACCCGTACCTACTAAGACTTCCAACATTACGTTGAAATTGGTAGGAGACCTTAGTTTGGACCATAAGGGCGATCTCTCGAATATCATCAAAGGAGCAATGATACCCAAAATTTCCGCCGCCTATAGCGTGGTAGGTTAGTGCGACTGGCTCGTTAGAAAAATTCACGGGCTGCACATAACCGGCTAGCAGGTTCCCAACCGTTAGATTTGGACTAACAAGTCCTTGGGATGTGCCGCGGAGCCCTAAGGCACGGCGAGCGTTCCACGTCGATTTTGCATCGTTCAAGTAGCCATCTTGCCTCTTACGAAGCAGTTCAGCGAGAACGACGAACCCGCGCATGTAGATATTCCTGTATTTTAATGTACAGGACTCATGCTTAGGAACAACGTGACGGATAAAGTACCGAGTTGCTGTGATTTTCTTATGCCAGTTGGCTAGAATACACATTATCGGATCGGCGAATAACAGATCTCCGAGTAGTCTTGCTTGGGTATCGTAGTTATAACTCTGTGTAACAAACCAGGTCATATCAGCGACACCCGTAGACACTACGTAATCGAAGCTGTCACGAGGACGTGCCAATCAGCACCTCCTAAAGACTAGCGGATAAAAGCCAAGTCTTCCCAACGTTTTGCCATCTGTTTATCAAACGGCGTGTCGTTGAAATGATACGTAATATGGCTCTTAGCCTGGCGGACACTTGATGCCATGCAAACGACGTCACTGAGCATGATACATAGCTCAATGTCATCGAATCCCTCGAGGTACTCCCTGATGGTATTGGGGCGTATTGCCGAACAAAAGGCATCCTCGATGAATCCTTTGAGAAGCTCCCGGTCAGGCTCATTGAGAGAAAGATAGAACTTTAATCTCACAGCGAGTTGACTTTCGTCATTAGAAACTGATGTTTCCATGAAGCGACGAAGGAGATCTGGGCGGTTCGTCACCAGATTGTCGTAGACAGATAGATCGTCTACAACACCACGTGTTTCTTTGGGCAGCGGATTACGCAGCTCGAAACGGAGTGAAAATCTCATTTAATATTTTCCTTCTGTCCCACATGTTTTACATGCTAGACGTCTGAGTAACGGACGATAAAGAGTTGCAGAATTGACCCCTAGG